GCTCGATGAACGCATCCTCTAGGGCGTTGTGCAACTGAGCCACGTACTGACTGTGATCCCAACCTTTTTTTGTTGCGTCAAAGTTGGTGTAAGTCCAGTGCAGTAACTCATGCACACCATAGCCAACATAACGCATCAGGTCAGCCTTGGTCAGCACTGCGTCATCTTTGACGTTGCTCAAGCACAGATAACCTCGGTTGGTAATCGATGCAGACTGAGTGCCGCCCCATTGGATTTGCACTGGGTCACGTCCAAGATCAGCGCAGATTTTGTGAATTGCCAGTGTCACTGCACGTTTAAACTCATGGCCTCGGTAAGTTCTCATAATAATCTCACAGGTATTTTGCTAGAACACTAGCGTTGATGTAGGCCGCTTTGATTGCATCGAGTGCGGTGCGGGACTCTTCGGGTTGACGTGAAGTGATGGTTGATTCCCATGCTTCATCGACAGATAGAACGTCCAGTGCCCGAATGAAAGCGAGTGCTGAACGAATAGAGGGGGCATCGATAACATCCCCAGTGGAAACCTTGGCACGGGCGGCATTGATTGCATTGATCACATGCTCAGCCAACATCTTGTGGCATCCAGTGTGGCGGGTCAGTGCTTCAATCTCCTGATCCTTATCAAGGTAGGTGAACGGGATCACACGGGCAAAGCGGTCAGCTAGTGAGGAGTTCATGTTCTGCGTCTTGGCGTAGCGTCCTGATGAATCACCATTGGTCATGGTGTTGTCAGCGGCAAAGACCAAAACACCCTGCGCTCTGCGGTGCACAAAACCCCCGTAGTTGACTGCGCTATTCTCTTCTAAGAACCCGTTCAAGGGGGCTAGTTCTCCCGCATCTGCCATGCTGATTTCATCGAGCAAAACGATAGTAGAGGGGGTTGTGAACGCCTGTAAGAACGCACCCTTTTTGAATACTGTTGCACCATTCTCAAGGCCAATAGCACCCGCATAATCGTCAGCCGTTGTGTACTTGTGAAAGTTGATGCGTGTAAACGCACGGCCTGTACGGGCGGCAAACTCCTTAGCCACTGCTGATTTGCCTGTGCCTTTAGGGCCTCCGAACCAAGCGTTTTCGCCTCGCTTTTGAGACAAAAGTAAGTGCCTCAAGATGCCCTCTTGCCACACAAAATTGGGGTCAATGGCAGGGGCATTAGGTGCGTCCCAAATGTCAACCATGACGGGATCACCCTTGAAGTTTTTAATGTCAATACCGAACACATCGAGCGCAGACTTGCGCTCAACAATGGTTGCACTGGTAGCACTGGCAATCACACCCTCGGCCTTGGCATCCTTGACGGCTTGTGCAAAGGGTTTAAACGCCTTGGCAATTGCACTGGCAACCTCTGCATTGATCTTGTTCTCATCAAGGTTGGATTGTGATGCGACAGAGGCGTTATGCACTGCGACTGACAGGTCATTCATCTGCTTTGCTACAGTACTGATGCTCTGAGCAACCACTGCCACTTTGTTGATGGCATCGAGTGCCACTGCTTCGGCACGAACGGCAACTGAGGCAGTCGCATCAAGCTTGGCGGTGTCAACACCCCCTGCACTGTCGGCAACTGGGGAGCAACCTTTGATGTAGTCGAGGGTGACGTTGCCCTGCTCGATCAGGTCACCGAGCCAGTTCAAGCGAACCATTTTGTCCTTGTCATTGATCACTGCTTGAGGGGCTTTGAGGGCGATAACCGCACCATTGATGACGTACTTGTCGATGGGGGTCAGGGTTTTGATTGTGTTTAGTGATGCCATGTTTTCTCTCCTTATGTACTAGTCTCAAATTAAATTCAGAACGTCACCCTCATTGGGGCAGATGGGCAAATTCAAATTGCCATGTTTAAACGCCCACTTGTTGGTGAGTCGGACTGTGTACCCGCATGATGGGCACACACATTTCAGCATCCGTGTGCCTTGCTTTTTGCCAACCGAGGCCGACAGTTCAGCGTGGACGTATGCACCAAGCGAGTCGATAATTTGTTGGTAGGCGGCAACGAATGCACCGCCATGAGTCACCGACTTATAACGTGCGGAGGCAGTGCCATTGGGCAACAAGTGCATGGCATCAGCCACACGCTGATAGGGCTTGCCGTGGTTCAGCGCACCCTTGGCGGTATGGCACAACATGGCAACAAGGGTCTCAAAGACCTTGACGGGGTCAGCCAGTACGGGGCTGATAAAAATCTCAAAGTGAGCGTCAGCACTATTGGTATTGGGGAAGCACTCGCCAACCGACTTGAAGTTGGTACGCTTGGCATTGGAGGGGAGAGCGCAAGACACCCTGATTTTGGGGGTGATTGATACGCCATTAGAGGAAAAGAAAGGACGCAGTTCATCGACTGCGGCAGTCAGCCAGTCTTCACGGGTCAGGTGTTTGATAGGTAAGGTCATGTGGGACTCCACTGGAAGTGCGACATTGCACTGGTCAACCCCGCAGGGCTGACCGCTGAAATGTCAGGCGGGAAAAACAACCAAGCAAGCAGGGTTTTCCCACTCACAAAACAAATTGTTCTTGGCGAGGACGCTCATTAACACTGGGTTAACGTCATCACCTTGCCATTGGTTGTATTCGTTGTAGTAGCTTGCCCACTTGTAGGACTCTGCTTCCTCTGCGCTGATCAGGAATCTACCCTCATAGTCGCCACGCTCAAACACTGGGCAACCTAATTTTTTGAGTTCGTTGAAAGCTTTGATGTATTCACGTTTCATGGTTGGTCTCTCTGTAGTAGTGCAAGAGCGCACTCCGTAGCCCTAGGGGCTACAGGCTGAACTCTTTCAGACCTACGTGGTGTGATCACCTGTAGGGTATCTAGATCTGCACTATCTGCTTTTCTTTGCCCATCACGGGTAAGCAGGTCTAAGCGGTAATCTTGCGTGTAAACGATATCGTCTACGCTAACACAACGCTATTGTAATAGCATCGGTTGACAAGGTGCACAACTATTTTCAATTATTTTTAAAATATTTTTGACGTGGTTTTTTGTGGTGTATTTATATTAGTGCAACTAGTTTCTAGGGAGTTGAACTAAAAGGTTCTCATTTCGGTTGGCTCAAAAAGTAGTACTAAAGTTAATGCACCAAAATGGTGAAAACGGCCTAGGAGACGCGATCAGAGGTTGGGTAAGGGGGTAGTAGCATGGAGGGCAAAAAAACGCACTGAGGCCGTTTAAATCGGTTTTCGTTACACTTTTTCCGTACTACTTTGACCATGTTCTGTAGTACTAAGGTAATCAAATCATGTGTTGTAAATCTGCACTGTATAACAAATGTATAAGGTGTGGATAACTTAAGGTTGTGGATAAGCTGTGGATAACATCCTGTGGATAACCTTTGACTTATGCACAGGGTGTGGATAAACTGTGCATAATACGAACAGTGCGTTTCCCTGCGTTGGTGTAGGGCAAAGTTGGTAAGTGCATACTAATATGGAGCGTTTAAACATGAGCAAGACAAGCAAGGAGCAGTACAGGGCTGAACTGGATCGGGCGATGGAGGATCAGGAGAACTGGGGCGAGGATGAAAGCCCCGAGACCCTTAGCGAAGCGGAACAGTTAGCCCATGCCGCAGATAAACCAAAGCTAAGAAAGGATGGAGAACATAAGGGATCAGATATCAAGAGACCTAAACCTCTAAGCCCACGGCAAGTACTATTCACTCAAGGGGTGATACTGGGGAAAAGCCTACGCCAAGCATACAGAGATGCCTATGGTAATGACACTGGAAGTGATGCAAGTATCAGTGCCAGTGCAAACAAACTAATGAAAGATCCAAGGATCAAAAAGATACTAGAGGATGCATGGGAAGAGACCGCAGAACACCTGAGCGAAGACCTTGCGGCATCTAAAAGATATGTACTCAAGGGACTGTTGGCACTAAGCAAGAGAGCCAAGCAAGAGGGTACTAAACTTAAAGCACTGGAACTGATGGGCAAAGCCGCAGGACTGTTCACCCCGACAGACGTACAAGACAAGGCAGTGATCACCGCAGATCAATTAAAGAGAGAACTGTCAGGACACATGAAGCTATTAGATAGTGCCAAGGCCAACGTGCTAGACGTAGACGCAAAGCGTTTACACGCCTCGATGTTAGTAGAGCAGGCACAGGAGGACGTTTAAACATGGGCGTGGACGTGACCCACCCGCCCCCGAGGGCAACGTGTGGCGAGCCGACACCCCTCCTGCGTATACGCTCTAATCCACTCTCCCAAAACATATCCACAGGAAAGCCCCCCCTTCCTTTTCCAAAACCAAGACCCCGGGGGTATATATATTTTCAGAAAAGGTATTGCGAACGTTCGTGTTTGCGTTTAAACTCGGATTGTCTTGGACACGCAGACATTAAAGCGAGGTGGGCCTAGGTGGAATCCCTAGGACTTATATGAAGGCACATTGAGGTTGACAACCAAACCGGAGCAGTTAGTCGCCGCACTGGGCAGTGTGCCCTCATATGACGAAACGCAGACAGTTGGTATTGGACTTCATACGGGCATACGTCAGGTTGCACGGAGTGCCGCCGTCTTATGAAGTTATTGCAAAAGGAATTGGGTTGAAGTCAAAGTCAAACATACATAGGATTGTTCATCGGTTAAGGACTGACGGGCATCTTGTGACTAAACCTTATAAGTTCCATGCTATTAAGTTAGTGGATACTAGCGTACGTGATGTGGTACGTCTATGAGTTTACTGACACACGCAGAGATTAAGAACTACATGGAGATGGCTCCCAAGGCATCTCCTGAGAACCGTGCAAAGATTCAGGCTTTGTTGGAGATGGATAAGATAGAACGCAGTAAGGAGTCATTCCTGTACTTCGTAACCCAGATGTGGCCTATCTTTATCTCTGGGTCTCATCATAAAATAATGTCTGATGCTTTTGAGCGTGTAGCCAACGGGGAGCTTAAGAGGTTAATCATCAACATGCCTCCTAGGCATACCAAGTCTGAGTTTGCTTCCTTCCTGTTGCCTGCGTGGTTCTTGGGGAAGTTTCCTCATAAGAAGATCATTCAGACCGCGCACACTGCGGAGTTGGCTACGGGATTCGGAAGGAAGGTTAGGAACCTTGTCTCATCAGAACAGTATCAGAAGGTATTTACGACTAAGCTTTCAAGTGATTCAAAGGCCGCAGGTCGCTGGAACACTCATATGGGTGGCGATTACTTTGCTATCGGTGTTGGCGGCGCTGTTACAGGTAAGGGCGCAGATCTTTTAATCATTGACGACCCTCATTCTGAGCAGGAAGCCAAGCAAGCTAACCCTGCGGTGTTTGATGGGGTCTATGAATGGTTCACTTCCGGCCCTCGTCAGCGATTGCAACCCGGAGGAGCCATCATTATTGTGATGACTCGTTGGTCTAAGAGGGACTTAACGGGGCAAATCCTTAAGAATTCTGACAAAGATGGCGTAGATCAGTGGGAAGTCATAGATTTTCCCGCAATTATGCCCAACGGGAACCCTTTATGGCCCGGATTCTGGTCTAAAACGGCCCTAGAAGCCCTAAAAGCCGAGCTTCCAGTCTCTAAATGGGAAGCTCAGTATCAACAGAACCCCACATCCGAAGAAGGCGCGATCATTAAGCGTGAAAACTGGCGGATTTGGGAAGAAAAACGACCCCCGCAGTGTGAATACATCATCCAATCTTGGGATACTGCGTTTGAAAAGAATAATAGAGCAGATTATTCAGCTTGTACTACATGGGGTGTGTTCCAACACCCCAACCAACATGGTGATTTAAGACCAAACATCATCTTGCTTGATGCTTTTAAAGAACGCATGGAGTTTCCGGAGCTAAAACATAAAGCTCTGGAGATGTACAAGGAGTTTGAGCCAGACACATTGATCGTTGAGAAACGTGCAGCAGGTGCTCCGTTGATCTATGAGATGAGAAAGATGGGAATTCCGTTGTCGGAGTATACGCCGGGCAAAGGAAACGATAAGATATCGCGTGTAAACGCGATCTCAGACCTGTTTGCCTCTGGAATTGTCTGGTGTCCTGAAACCCGCTGGGCCGAAGAAGTTATGGATGAATTAGCTTCTTTTCCTAACGGCGACCATGATGACCTTGTTGACTCAAGCAGTCAGGCTTTGATGCGGTTTCGCTTGGGAGGATTCATCTCCATCGACTCTGATGAAAAAGATGAGCCTATTTACCACCGCAGAAAAGTAGCCTACTACTAAGGAACATTATGAGTATTGAACAATCATTGAACCCAGCCCCATTAGGTTTGGATGCTTTGGCAATGGACGACACCCCGGTTATGGAAATTGAAATTGAAAATCCAGAAGGTGTCCGTTTAAACCTAGACGGCACTGAGATAGATCTCATGCCAGAAGATAACGAGGAAGGTTTTGATGACAACCTTGCTGAGTATCTGGACGACGCAGAGCTTCAAAGAATTGCCAGTGACTTAATTGAAATGGTAGACACGGACATTAACTCCCGCAAAGACTGGGTGGAAATGTATGTCAAAGGTCTTGATGTTTTAGGAATGAAGTATGAAGAGAGAACGGAACCTTGGCTTGGGGCTTGTGGAGTCTTTTCTACGGTGCTCACCGAGGCCGCTGTACGGTTCCAGAGTGAGACTATCATTGAGACGTTTCCTGCTCAAGGCCCGGTCAAGACGGAAATCATTGGTGCTATCGACAAGCTTAAGGAAGAAGCTGCGGAGCGTGTCCGGGATGACATGAACTTCAAGCTCACGGAAGGTATGCCTGAGTACCGTCCTGAGCATGAAAGAATGTTGTATTCCTTGGGTCTGGCTGGCGCAGCTTTCAAGAAGGTTTACTACGATCCAGCCTTGGGCCGTCAGGCTGCTATCTTTATCCCAGCAGAAGATGTCATCATTCCCTACGGTGCTTCCAGCGCCATGACCTCAGAGCGTGTGACTCACATCATGCGCAAGACAAAGAATGACATCCGTAAGCTTCAAGTTTCAGGCTTCTATCTGGACGCAGAGCTTGGAGAACCTCTTCAGTTCTACACCGACGTAGAAAAGAAAAAGGCAGAAGACCAAGGCTACAACCTCAATGATGATGACCGCTACCAGATCTATGAGATCCACGTAGACTACGACTTGCCCGGCTATGAAGATGAAGATGGTATTGCTCTTCCTTACGTCATCACCCTAGAGCGCGGTACACAAGAAATTCTTGCCATTCGCCGTAACTGGGTTGAAGATGACAAACACAAACTCAAGCGCCAGCACTTTGTTCAGTACACCTACGTGCCCGGTTTTGGAGCTTATGGCCTAGGTTTAATCCACCTGATTGGTGGCTACGCCCGTGCGGGTACATCTTTGATTCGCCAATTGGTAGATGCAGGAACGTTGTCTAACCTGCCCGGTGGTTTGAAGACCCGAGGACTGCGTATTAAAGATGACGATACCCCAATCACTCCCGGTGAATTCCGTGATGTGGACGTTCCTAGCGGGTCGGTTAAAGAGAACATCATGGCTCTGCCATACAAGGAACCCTCGCAGGTTCTCTTGGCTCTCTTAAACCAGATTACAGACGAGGGCAGAAGACTTGGATCCATCGCAGATATGAACATCAGCGATATGTCTGCCAACGCCCCCGTAGGTACAACTTTGGCATTGCTTGAAAGACAACTCAAGACAATGAGCGCAGTACAAGCCCGTGTTCATTATTCAATGAAACAAGAGTTTAAACTGCTTAAAGAAATCATCCGTGATTACATGCCAGAGGATTATGAATACACCCCAGTATTCGGTACTCCTCAAGCCAAGCGGGCAGACTATGACATGGTGGACGTTATCCCCGTGTCGGATCCTAATTCGGCCACAATGGCTCAAAGGATCATGCAGTACCAAGCTGTTATCCAATTAGCTCAAGGCGCTCCACAAATCTACAACCTTCCTTTGCTGCACCGCCAGATGATTGAAGTTCTAGGTGTTAAAAACGCAGACAAGCTTGTACCTATTGACGATGACATGACTCCACGAGATCCAATCTCAGAGAACATGGCGTTCTTGACCGGAAAGCCCACCAAAGCATTTATCTACCAAGATCACGACGCACACATTGCTGTACATACATCAATGATGCAGGATCCTCTGGTCATGGGTCAGATGGGGCAAAACCCTATGGCTCAACAGATGCAAGCTGCAATCATGGCCCATGTAGCTGAACACGTAGCCTTCCAGTACCGAACAAAGATTGAGCAGCGTCTGGGTGCTACCTTGCCTAAGCCAAACATTGAAATGCCAGAGGACGTGGAAATTCAATTGTCAAAACTGGTTGCTCAGGCTGCAACCCAGTTGCTACAGATCGGCAAACAGCAAGTAGCTCAACAGCAAGCCCAGCAACAGATGCAAGATCCCGTGGTTCAAATGCAACAAGCAGAACTACAGATCAAGCAACAAGATGCTCAAACCAAAGCGCAGAAAGTTCAAGGCGACTTGGCTATCAAGCAGGCAGAACTTCAACTCAAAGCGCAGCAAATGCAAAATGCACAGGGAGAAGACCCTGCCGTGGCAGCACAGAGGGCGCAGCAAGAAATTGCTATGGAGGCCATGAAGCACCAAGCCGACATGCGCAGAGCCGAACAAGAGCACCAGCAGTCATTGACTCACAACCAACAGACGCAGGATCTACAGGCTAAACAACAACTTCTTCAAATGCTTATTAATGCGAAGAACCAACCGAAAGGTGAATGATGAATCCCCTGCTTGAAAGTTTAAACAAGAAGCTTGATGAACATCTCAAGCAGTTGATTCAGATTGTCAGTGAGGGTGGTGCTAAATCCCACGATCACTACAAAGAACTGTGCGGCAATATCCGAGGTCTGCAAACCGCGCAGTATGAAATTGCTGACCTTGTGCGAAAAACGAAAGACCATGACGATGACTGACTTTGATGTTAGTGCGGTAGATCTGACCGGATTGCTTAATACATCCGTAGAAGAGAAAGCCAAACAAGTGCCTGACCCGGCAACTTACCACCTCCTCTGTATGCTTCCCAAGGCAGAAGAAGAGTTCAGCGAAACAGGGATCCTTAAATCTGCAACTGCGATGTACCACGAGGAGCTTCTTTCCCCCGTGTTATTTGTAGCCAAGATTGGCCCTGATGCATTCAAAGATGCAGCCCGATTTCCTTCTGGCCCGTCCTGTAAGGTGGGAGACTTTGTGTTAGTACGCGCTAACACGGGAACCCGCATGAAGATTCACGGTACAGAGTGGAGATTGATTAATGATGATTCCGTTCAAGCGGTTGTGCAAGACCCTCGTGGTATCCAACGCCCTTAAGGAGCAAACATGGCTGAAATTGAAAAAACAGAATTTGAGTTTCCAGATGAAGCTGAAGAAAACCTGCGTAAAGGCGGGAAAGTTGTAGCTACAGAGGAAGATGAAAAACCTGAAATTGAAGTTGTAGACGATACCCCGGAAGAGGATCGTTACCGCACTCCAATGGCAGAAGCACCGCAAGATCCTACGGAAGAAGAACTTGCAACCTACTCTGAAAGCGTAAAGAATAGGTTTAAACACTTTACGAAGGGTTATCACGAAGAGCGCAGAGCGAAAGAGGCTGCTCAACGTGAAAAAGATGAAGCTCTCAAACTTGCTCATGTAATGTTTGAGGAGAACAAAAAGCTTAAAGGCTCCGTCAGTCAAGGGCAAACTGTCCTCTTGGAACAAGCTAAGAGGGTCATTAACTCAGAAATTGAAGAAGCTAAACGGCTTTACAAAGAGGCTTACGAGTCTGGGGATGCTGATAAGTTGTTGGATGCTCAGGAAGCACTCACTACCGCCAGAATCCGCGCAGATAAAGTAAATAATTTTAAGCCTGCCCCTTTACAGGAACAAGAAACTCCTGTACAAATAGCACCACAACCTCAACAGGCAGCGCCAGTTGACGACAAACTACTAGCGTGGCAAGACCAAAATCAGTGGTTTGGAAGCAATAAACGCATGACTTCATACGCTTTAGGGCTGCATGAAGAACTTGTTGAGAATGGTATCCGCGTAGGCAGTGACGAATACTACCGTCGTATCGACACTGACATACGAGAAAGA